GTCTTGCGGACCTTATTCAGCTCTTCACGCACGCCCACGTCGATGACGAAAGTGCGCGGCCGGACGAGATGGCCGGACTCGATCAACTCGCCGATGCGGATCTGATCAGCGACATTGGTGAAAATGTCCCGCAGCCCCTTGCGATCGCCGCGGTTGGGCGTTGCTGTCACCCCGTAGATCCGGGCCATGGGATTGAGGTGAAGCACCCGGTCAATGATGCGCCGGTAGCTTTCGGCAACCGCGTGATGGGCCTCGTCAATGACCAGAAGGTCGAGCGAGGGCATGTCCTCGAGATTGGCGGGGCGCGACAGCGTCGGGGCCATCGCAAAGGTTACCTGCCCCTTCCAGTCCTTGGAATTGGCATCGACAACCGAGGTCGTCATGCCAGGATTGACGCGGGTGAACTTGTCGCGGTTCTGGCTCGTCAGCTCATCGCGGTGCGCGAGAACACACGCCTTTCCAGCCCCGCCCTCGAGCTTCTTGCCCGCAACAGCCGAGAGGATGATGGTCTTGCCGGTGCCGGTTGGCGCCACACCCAGAGTGTTGCCGTGAATATCGAGCGCAGACAGGCTGCGCTCGACAAACAGGGCCTGGCGGGGACGAAGGATCATCGCGTCGCCTCCTTATTGAGCCCAGGCAGGGCGCCCACCGGTGGCGGGAGCGGACTGGGTCGGAGCGGCGTAAGTGGCCGCGCCCTGGTGCGGAGCCGATCCCATCAAGGCGGCATATTCGCGGTGGTCCGGAGTAACGGCCGTGCGGATGTCGTTCTTCTCATCGCCATTGCTGTCGGTGCCGACATCGATCTTCGCGACAAACTCGATTCCATCGAGATCGGCAAAGCCGCTGATCCGGCGGGCCGCCTGTGCTTCTGGGGTGTCGTGCTTGTCGGAAAGGCCGCGCGAGGAGTTGAGGATCGAGCGGATAAAGCCGCGCCCCATGTTCGCCCATTCCGGACCCTTCGGGCTGTGCAGCCCGATCATGCTGAACACCTTGCGCCGAGCGAAGGGCCCCTCGAGCACGGTGTATTCGACGTTGAGATAGACGGCGCCCGTCGTGCCGCGCGTCGCATAGCCGCCAGTCCAGCCCTGGGCCGGGTCATCGAACCCACCCGGACGGATGGTCATATGCACTTTGGCCAGCGCCCCCTTCGGGATCAGGTTGGTCGTCTGCTTGGCGTCGTTGAAATCATTCCAGCTGCCCATGTCGGGTCTCCTTGATCAGTTCTGGTTGGGGGATTGGGGGGATGCAGGCGCGATGGGCGCTTCGGGCAGGCCGAACTCGAGGCGCTGCGTGGCTGGCACGACCGGCCCGCGGATCTTGGTCATGAGGCGGCCCAGGTGCGGCTCTTCGAGCAGGGCCAGCCGGCCGGAACGATCCTTTGCCGGGTAGCTCCAGGGGTTGAGGGTCTGGCAGATGAAGGCGCGCGAAGCGGTGCCAGCCTCGTCCTTGACCTCGGCCATGGTCAGCACTTCATCTACGATGCCGGGGAGTTCGAGGCCGGTCTTGGCGCCGTCGATCTGCGGCTGGAACACCTTGCGATTGAAGTCGTCGAGCTTCTCATCGAGGATACCAACGAACCAGATGTTCTTGGCCCGGGTGTGCTGGAGATGGGTCAGCCAGCCGATCATCTCCCGGCCGTGCAGGCCATAGGCGCCGCGCACATCAGGCTTGCCGGATTTGTCGGATGTCGCCTCGGGCTGCCCCTTGCACCACTGAAAGCACAGACGCCCGGCAACCGTAATGCTGTCGATGAACACTGTATCGTAGCGAACAAGCGATGCGGGGCTCCCGAACCTTGCGCAGACCGCATCGAAATGGGCCTGGCTGTAGACCTGGTCATCGCGCAGCGATGGATTGGGGCCGCCGATGAAGACCGCAAAGTCGCGGCACTCCTCCCAGGTGCGGGGGCGAATGGTATCACCGCCCCACCCTTCGATGGCTAGATCGCCCGCCTCAAGGTCGAAGAACAGGGTCTTGGCCGGCTCAAGCGACCAGAGCAGACTGGTCTTGCCGATGCCGGATTTGCCGAAAATCACGCCCTTGATGCCGCGTGGTTCGGCAAGGCGCTGGTCGGCGCTGATAATGGGTAGAGACATGGGAAATGCGCTCCGTTTTAGTTGGGGTGAGATCAGGCCGCTGCGGCCAATTCGATGAAGGCGAGCGGGCTTCGCGCAGCGGGGGCACGCGGCCGGGCGATCAGCAGGTAGCTGAACTGCTCAGGTGCGATCCGGCGCTGGACGAGATGAGCAAAGCCGCGTTCGGCTGCCCAACGGGCGCGGCTCGCCAGCCGCTCGAGGATCGTGCGATCAGGCTCTTTGAGGCGCTGTTTTGAGCCGGTGTCGATGTCCTTGACGAGGAACCCGCGGTGATACTCGAGAGTGTCACCCGGGGTCGCATCACCCAGCCACATGCACAGCTGGAGTTCGTTCAATGAAACCTTGTCGGATTTACTGCCCGACGGTTTGATGTGGGAAATGTTGGTCATCTTCACCTCTACTGGGGGAGCGGGAAAAGTGTCTCAGGCACTCGCAAGGCCGCAGGCGGCGAAGATCGCGCGAAGCTCAGCGATGCGGCGGTAGATGCTGCTGCGGGAGCCCAGTCCCTGGTGCACGAGCTCGGCGACGGGATGCTCGGCTAGCCAGCCGCACAGCGCTGCTTCGGCGGCAGTCAGGCGAGAAGCGCAGCGGGCAACGTCGAGGCGTGCTTCGACCTCGCGGCGCGCATCGGTCGGCTGGCCAAACATGGCGCACAGACCATGGTCTTCCGGGATGCAGTCCGGCCACAGTCCGCTCTCATCCTGATCCAGTGAGCACGGCGTCATCCGGCGTTCGCGCAGGATCCGTTTGGCAATGCAGCAGGACTGGTTGGCGACGATGCGCCCGGCGAATGCTCCGAGGGTGCCGCGGGCAGGATCAAAGCTGCGAAGCCGGGCCAGCAGATCGACCAGGAGTTCCTGGCAGATGTCGCAGCGGGCATCAGCCGAGAGATCGAGCCGGCGTGCCAGTTGCTTTGCCGCTGCGTCCGCTTCGCGCTGGATGATGGCAAGGTCGGCGCTGTTCACTGCACACCGCCTTCCCAGGCGAGCACAGCATCGAGATCATAAAGGCAGATGTTGCCGACGCGATGAACCGGCGGACCCCAGCCAAGCAGGAACCACTGACGCAGGGTTTTGGGCGAGATGCACCAGCGCGCGCCGAGCTGGTGCTGGGTGAGATAGGTTTTCATGGTTCGGTCCTGTTATTTCTTGATGAAACAGGACTAGGAGAAGATATGGGAGGCGGTCGTCACCTAAGTGGGTGGTGCGCCTGCCAACCTTACACCGATGAATTACCGTGATTTTTTAGCTGTCATTGCGACATTCCGACCTTCACCAACCTCCCACCGACCATCCCCCTCCCAACTGCCAACCAGTCGCCACCCCTGCCTCCGCCGAGGGGACACGAATCGCCGTCCGCAGCGGACACGAAAAAGCCCGCTTGAAGCGGGCTGATTTCGGGTCGGAACATGGCGTGGACTGATCAGCAGGACATGGCGACTACCAGCCGCGGCTCCAGATAATACCAGCCGCGCCGGCCAGGGGCCTTAAGCACAATTTCCTGCCAGTCATTACGCGTGGAGAAGAGGTGGCCGATCTTTTCCGAAGCGGAACACGCGGCCTCCAGGATCTTGCGGCAGTGCTGTTCGGGCTCGCCGCGCTTGGCAGCCTCATAAAGAAAGCTGATGCTGCGGGCCTGCATCTCGGTGAATTCCCAGAGATCATCGCCAAGGAAGAACCGGCGGAAGTCGGGAGGGCTTGGCTCTCCGTGACCCAGCTCGCTCAGTTCTTCACGCTCGAACTTGATCCGCTCATCCTCGCGCACCACAAGGTTTTTGCGGCAAATTGCCCGATACTCATCGGGGTTTGAGAACCGAGCAAAGTCGCCATTCGGCAGGAAGAAGTCAGCAGCTCGGACCTCGCCGACTTCGAATAGCTGGTAAACCGCAGAGCGTGTCAGATCGACGATGCCATCAAACCAGCACTCCTTGTACGGAACAGGAACCGCACCCCAGTCATCCTCCACCTCATAGGTGCCGAAAATCATGCAGGCACCATAGATCCGAACCGACAATGTCAGACGGTCATTTTCCACCACGTAGCGCAGATCTGCCTCGGACAGATTCCAGCGGGCAATGAGTTCGTCGAGCTCGTGATAATCCTTTTTGATGCGCCCCATCTGCGATTCCTTATGTTCCGCAAATGTTCTCATATCAGCTTGACAGGAGGCGGGCAATCCTGTTCTATCCACACTCGTCAATTTTCTGAGGATAGATATGTCGACAACTCTGCAGGAACGCCTGCGCGCGCGTATTCGCCAATTAGGCATGAGTGCTGCCGACGTTGCATCCCTCGCCGGCGTAAACCGGTCATTTGTCTACGACATCATTCGCGGCCGTTCGCAGTATCCCAACCTCGAGCGCCTCAAGAGCATTGCCGCTGCGGTGAAGGTCGACGTCGAATGGCTGCTTCACGGTCAGGGCGACGTTCAAGGCGAAACCCCACTCGACGACGGCGCGGAATCCGACTTCATTGGCATTTCCTACGTCAACGCGCGCCCGTCGATGGGCGGCGGCTCCATCCTCGACGAGAACGGCAAGCCGGGCCGCGACTTCCACTTCCGCCGCGCCTGGATCAAGGACCGCCTGAAGGCGGCACCCTCGATGCTCCGGGTCATGCAGGTCGAAGGCGACAGCATGCTGCCGACTCTGGTCGACGGCGACACCGTGCTCGTCGACATGTCGCAAAAGATCCCGCAGCCGCCGGGCATCTTTGTCCTGCACGATGGGCTGGGACTGGTGGCGAAGCGACTGGAGCATGTGCCGATGAGCGATCCGCCGCGGATCCAGATCATCTCTGACAACACCCGCTACCCTCCCTACGATTGCACGGCTGACGAGGTGAACATCGTCGGGCGCATTCGCTGGTACGGGCGGGAGATGTTTTGACTCTAAAGATTTTCTGAGGCACCAGAATCCACACAAACCCTGCATATCCTCTATTTATCAAGGTAAATTTGCAATTTTTAAAGTCCTTGCTTGTTAGAAATATACGGCCTATTTTCTAACAAAAGGAGCTCGAGATGGCAGCCGCTGCCGACAGGATCATCAAGCGCGTACGCGGAAAAGGACGAGGCTGGGCATTCACGCCCAAGGATTTCCTCGACCTTGGCACGCGTGCGTCTGTCGACATGGCCCTTAGCCGCCTCGCTCAGCAGGGGCATATACGCCGCATTGGCCGCGGCCTCTATGACTACCCAAAACTCCACGCCAAGCTTGGCGCCCTCACGCCTGATGCGGACACGATCGCAAAGGCTGTCGCCAGCCAGAGCGGCGACAGGATCTCCACAAGCGGCGCACAGGCGGCAAACCTGATGGGCATTTCGACCCAGGTCCCGGCACGGGCGAGCTATGCGACCAGTGGCCCCTCACGCGTCAAGAAGGTTGCCGGCCGGACAATCGCACTCAAGCGCTCACGCGCACCCATTCTGGATAACGCCACTGCAGGGGCAAACGCCGTGCTGCAATTGCTGTCGCACATCGGCAAGGCCAACATAGACGACGATCTCATCCAGCGCTGTGCAGACCGTCTGGACGATCAAGACCTGCGGGCCCTGAAGAAGGCGCAGGCCGCGATGCCTGGGTGGATGAGCGACGCTGTGCTCAAGATAAGCATAGCCCATCATGGATAACTTTGCCCGCCGCGCTGCTGCCGATGATGATGATCGGCTTGCATATATCAACGAAGCTGCTGCCCGGCGTGACGTAGTGCCGATCATCATCGAGAAGGACTTCTGGGTCTGCTGGACCCTGCGCCGATTGATGGAAACGCCGGGACTGGGCGAGCATCTCACATTCAAGGGCGGCACATCCCTATCCAAAGCCTATGGGATCATTGACCGGTTCTCGGAAGACATTGACCTGACGATCGGGCGATCCGCACCCCAGATCGCGCAGACGAAGCCGCCAATGGAAGATGGCATCAGCGGCAAGGAACGCGACCGGCGCGCAAAAGCCCTGAAGGCTGCCGCACAGACCTATGTGCACGACACTGTCATGCCCACGCTTGAAGCCGCCATTGAAAAGGCGCTGGGCACGCGCGAAGGCTGGACGGTGCTACTCGATCCAGAGGACAGGGATGCACAGACTATCCTGTTCGAATACCCCAGATTGCTCGACTATGGCGCGTTCAGCACTGCTGGGTTTGGCGAGGGTGCATTTGGCGGTGGCTACATCAAGCCGCGTATCAAGCTCGAATTTGGCGCGCGCGGCGAAACAGAGCCCTCACAGTGCCGTACCATCATCCCGTATCTTGCTGCCGAATACCCTGGCGAACTCCCGAACGCAGAAGTGGTGGTTTCCACCCTGTCGGTCGAACGCACCTTCTGGGAAAAGGTGACGATCCTCCACGCCCTTCATCACGGCACCAAGCTGCAGCCCGCTATGTCCCGGCACTATTACGATACCGCAATGCTGGCGATGAAAGGCGTAGACGACTTGGCGCTGGCGGCGCCCGGCCTGCTGGCCAAAGTCGTGCTCAACAAGAGCCTGATGTTTGCGGACAACAAGGCATCTTATGGGACAGCCGTCCTCGGCTCGCTTCGCTTGGTGCCGACAGGCGAACTCAGTGCCCAGCTGCGGGCAGACTATGAGGCCATGACCGAAATGTTCATGGTCACGCCGCCGACGTTCGACGACATGATAGCGACGATCGCTGCGCTGGAAACGAAGCTGAACCAATAGCTGCCCGAGTGCTGGGACAGTTCGAGGACTACCCCGGTAGAAGAGTTCAGACCCATCAAGGACTGAACCCGAATGCACCGCTCCCCTAAGGGCGAAAGCCCTTCACCCATCGATACCATGACCGACGACGAGCGCTTCACCGAGCTGGGGCAGATCATCGCCGCCGGCATCATCCGGATGCACGCAAAGTCCAGTTCTATATCTGCAGGGGACGCAGATAGTTCACTTGGCTCATCGCCCGGCAAGAGCGTGTGTCGAACTCGGGGACGGCCCCGAGTTGGAGAACGCTAATGCAGAACTATGACGACCCGCAGGTGCTTGCGCGCCTGGCCGAACTTAAGACCATGACCATGCCGCAGCTGAAGGCGCAGTGGGAGAAGCTGTTCAATGCCGCTTCTCCCAACAACAGCCGCCCTTTTCTTGAGCAGCGCCTCGCCCACCGGA